ACAAAACCAATCATGCCGTTGCCAGCGAAAAGTTCTGTAAGATGCTTGAAGGAACGGGTACCACGGTCACCGATGTTATAGTAACTGTAATCACCGAACGCCATCATGTTCACTGGGCAGAACGGAGATGTGTGTACCGGATATCCTAAGAGTTTATCCGGCTCTCCCGCCCGTACAGAAGGCTGCCACATATAAGCACCGTTGTTGTCCTTAAAGGTACGGATCATAGCCACTGCCTGGTCGTTCATAATGAATGATGCATTCTTTCTGTATGGACGCTTTAATGCATACACCAGATTGATTACATCATCACCAGTCGGAGTTGCTACTGTATTAGCAATAGTTCCTCCGCCCTTTTCTGCAAACAAACCAAGAGGTTGTCCAACACCACTGCCGTTAAGAAATGCATCCTCTTCTGCATTTGCGAGTGCCTTACCAAACTGCTCGATGATATAGTTCTCAAGTCTGAAGGCATTGTCATATAACAGTTCCTCTGTGATCTTGATTGCTACATGAAGTTTGTGGGCATCAAGCAAAATCTGGTCAAAGGTAGCATCTCCCCACTGAAGGGCACCACCTTCCTCAATCCATGCAGCTGCAGGTTTTGTTGCTGCGATATTGATCTTGTGTTCACCGGAAGTTGTGATTCTGTGAGCCAGTTTTCTCATGATATTCTCTTCTTCCAGAACATCAATGAGTCTGCTGTCATATTCCTCCGGCACAAGATAACCACCATCGGCATCTACACCTTCCTGCAGAACATTGGATACCTGACGGAAGTTCGTACGAAGTGCAGTAAGCATCCCGTTCTTGTACTCATCCGATGCACGTCCAACCTTCACATCCTTTGGCTTGTCTGCCACAGGCTTGGTTACGATAGGAACATTCACAGGCTGACGGAGTTCATTCTCCATCGCATCCATCTGCTCCATTCTTTCGATTTCAAGGCTATAATCCTTGACCTTCTTTTCCATTTCCGCATAGGTAGCAGCATCTTCTGCAGAAAGAAGACCGTCCTTATCACGCTTGCTTTCCACAAATGCTTTTGCACCTTCCCATGTCTTGTTTCTTGCTTCTCTTAATTCCTGAATAGTCATGTTCTATTACCTCCAATTTTTCAATAAATTAAGCCGATCCATGAGGGAGTCGGCTTTCGTTTTGGTTACTTCAATTTTTAGTTCGATTTTGCATTTGGCAGCAATCTTATCCATAAGCGAATTGGTCACTGCTGCCTGTGAATACACCATGCTGACCGTTGGAATTTCGACTTCATCGGTTACACTTCTCTGTAAGATTTCATCTGCAAATCCCATCTCCACAGCACTGTTTGCATCCATCCATGTTTCTGCATCCATCAGATGAGAAATCTTTGCACGGCTCATGCCTGTCTTGATCTCGTAAGCATTCACAATGGATTCCTTTACTTCATCAAGCATGGCGATTGCCTTCTGCATTTCATTCGTATTTCCCATAGCCACAGTCATCGGATTGTGGATCATCATCATCGATACCGGAGATACAAGGACCTTTGTTCCTGCCATTGCAATCACAGATGCTGCACTGGCTGCGATGCCATCAATCTTGATGGTCACATTGCCTTTGTATTCCATCAGCATGTTATAAATCTGTGCTGCTGCGATGCAGTCACCTCCGGGAGAATTGATCCATACCGTGATGTCACCGTTTCCGGCATTTAATTCATCTCTGAAAAGCTGTGGAGTCACTTCGTCATCAAACCAGCTTTCTTCTGCGATGGTTCCGTTTAGAAACAGTGTCCTCTCCGGTGTCTGTTCCATCGTCTCCTGGTTCGTCACCATCTTGTTCTTCCACTTCCAGAACTTCTTCATCTGCATTCTCCTTTCCGCCGTTTGCAAAGATTCCTGCATCGGCAAGTTTTGTCATATTTCCGTTGATGAGGTATAAGTCCCCACCATCCTCTTCCGGTATAAGGTCGAGGTTCTCAAGTTCACGGATATCATTGGCTGACATCCAACCATTCTGCCTTGCCGTGGCATAACCATTCATGCGGCTCTGATAATCCCCACGAAGCAGACCGTCCACATTGAACTTGACGAAGTATGTGGATTTTTCATTTGCAGAAAGCAATGCACGGTTAATGCTCTGCTCCCATCTCATCAGCCACGGTTCCAGTGTGTATTTCACAAACTCCAGTGACTGCTGCTCAATATTAGAAAAGCTCGACTTCTCAAGGTCACCAACCATATGTGGTGGGACTCTGAAAATTCGAGCAATCTCATCAATCTGAAATTTTCTTGTTTCGAGGAACTGTGCTTCATTTGGAGAAATGGAAATCGGTGTATACTTCATTCCTTCTTCCAGAATAGCAACCTTGTGAGAATTTCTTCCGCTAAATCCTTTGTTCCAGCTGTCTCTCACTCGGTCAGGATCTTTGACCGTTCCCGGATACTCAAGGATTCCTCCGGGAGTGGCTCCGTTTGCAAAAAACTTGGCTCCATATTCTTCTGTCGCAATGGAAAGCCCAATTGCATTCTTGGCCATCGCTATCGGAGAATATCCAACCAGTCCGTCAAAACCAAGACCAGGAATATGCAGGACATCTTCCTTCTTCAGATTGACCGTTCCTTCTTTCATGGTCGGAGCATCGGAATCAGATACCTGGTACTGATAGTAAATCTGCCCACGGTCATCACGATCCACTGTCATACGATTTGGCATGAGTGGATATAATCCAAGAACCTCACCTTTTCCGTTACGGATAATCTGTGCATAGGCATTGCCCCACAAAAGCAAATGCGTCATCAGTGTTTCTCGGAAGACAAAGGATGTCATTTCCGGGTTCGGCTCATCATGAAGCAGAAAATATAATGGATGCTTCACTGCCTTTTCCTTACTTCCTTTATCCGTATACTGATACAGATGCACCGGAAGTCCTGCTATAGCCTCTGAAAGAATTCTCACACAGGCATACACTGCAGTCATCTGCATGGCCGAATGTTCCGTTACCCTGTTGCCGGAGGTGCTTCCTCCAAAGAGAAAACGATAACTGCTACCGTTGGTACTATTCGAAGGCTTATCTCTTGAATGAAATAATCCGCTTAAAATACCCATATCTGCTCACGCTCCTTCCTAAATAAAAAGAATGCCTCGGTTATCGTATACAGATTCCGTATTGGCATTCCCATTTCTGATTGCTCGATCCAGTGCCATGATTGCTGCAATGGCACCATCAATCTTTTCTGTTGATTTTTCCTTATCTGCCTTAATGTTTCCGGCAGGGTCTGTTCGTATAAAAATGTTATCCATGTTCCATCTAAGAACCGGATGACCGCTGTGTGCGATTCGTTCTTCAAGCACCAGTTTCATCAATTCCTTGGTAGGCGGAGACATATCCTTAAATCCCTGTCCAAACGGAACTACGGTAAATCCCATACCCTCAAGGTTCTGCACCATCTGAACTGCTCCCCATCTATCGAAAGCAATCTCTCGGATATTAAACCTCTCACCTAGGGACTCAATAAACTGCTCGATATATCCATAATGGACAACGTTTCCTTCCGTAGTCTGCAGATACCCTTGTCGTTCCCACACGTCATATGGAACATGGTCTCGTCTGACTCGAAGGTCGAGTGTATCTTCCGGCACCCAGAAATATGGGAGAACGATATATTTGTCTTCCTCATCCCTTGGCGGGAATACAAGCACGAATGCCGTAATATCGGTTGTAGATGACAAGTCCAGTCCACCATAGCAGACCCTGCCTTCCAATTCATCTTCATCCACATTAAAATTGCAGGCATCCCATTTTTCCATAGGCATCCATCGGATCGACTGCTTGACCCACTGATTTAATCTCAGCTGTCTGAAGGAGTTCTCTTCTCCCGGATTCTGCTTTGCAGAGTCACAGGCGGCTTTTACTTTTTCCATAGCAACCGTGATGCCAAGGGATGGATTTGCTTTCTGCCAAACTTTAGGGTCTGTCCAATCTTCCGATTCATCTGCACCATAGATAACGGAGTAAAATGTCGGGTCTATCTTTTGCTGGGGTTAGATAGCGATACTTTTTACATCTACCATGTTGCGGCGGTCATGGTTGACAACTTGCGTCG